GAACAATATCTTCTATATCCTGTTGACTTAGTTTAGAACCGTATTTATCAATAGCGCCACGGACAAGCATTTCATCTGGGTCCATACCAAAGTATTCTTCGGCAGTGACCTTCTCTTTTTGAATAACTTCTTTGCCAGTATCGGGGTCAATAAACTTGATTTCTATTTCTTGTAGTTGGCTCATCTGCTTACGCTCAAAAGCGCTCTTAAATTTAGCAGGATTAGCACCAACAAGATTCAATAGTAATTCTTTTACTACACCTTGAGATTTATTACTACCTGTAATAGCAGTATTGATATTAGTTAATTGTCTGCCTTTGCCGTACAGCATATCAAATAGCATAGAAGGAGTACTAACATTTGCTAGCACAGTTCCTTCATCAACGGCAGCCTTAATACCAAGTTTAGGAATCAATAATAGGAAAGTAAAGCCTTGATTAATAGCACGGGATATACCAGTATGAGTGCTACCTGTATACCACATATAGCCAAGTTTTTTTACAAAGTCTTTATACTTGCTAGGGTATTTGATTTTAGTAGCAGATATAACCCGCTCAATAGATGTATCGCCTAGTTTATCAAATACTTTTTTAAGCAAAACATCAAAAGGTAAAACCGTTATGGCTTCTGTAGTGTGGAAAAATTGAGTAGCGCCATAAGGCAAATCATCTACGTCTTTAAACTTAGCAAAAACATCTGATGATTCTTCTAAAAAGTTTGTTACGCTACCATAATCGTTATGAATATACCGTGAGGATAGAATTGCATCACGCAGTTCTACACCTTTATAAGTTGCTGTAGCCCCAACTGAATCAAGCCAGGCTCTATCCATATTATAAAGAATATTGATTCTGTCAGTTGTTGTACTCTTTTTATACAACTGAGTTAAAAATTCAGCACGCATTCTATCACCAGTAAGTAAACGTGCATAACTTCTAAAGGTATTAAGACTCTTGTCAACTAATGATTCTGTCCAGAATATCTGAGCACCCTGTTCTGGCATACGTGCTAAAAGTTCACCAAATGCTCGGCGGATATCTTTCTTAGAATAGTTCTTTTCTTTAACCAAAGCATTAAGGGTTTGCTCAGACTTTGCAATTTCTTGAAGCATATCTTCAGGTGTGTCTTTACCACGTAAAGCAGGAGTTAGAACAGCCTTTTCTAAATCAGTCCATTTAGTAATTACATCTTGGCTTTGTACTTTTTTGCCAATACGAAAGTCTTTATCTAATCCTTGGAATGCCTGTGCTAAGTAACTTCTAGTGCCATTAATAAATCTACGTTGGCGATTCTGAATAGCGATAGAAGACTCTCTAAAATAAAGAACATTATTCATCTTGCCATTGACTAGGTAGTTCATAAACTCGCCAGTTTCAAACCAAGATTTAAGGCTATTTAAATCTGTAACCTTTACTTCTTTGCCAGCCTGCTTAACCGTTCCATTGGTCAATAAACCAATTACAATATCATCATCATATTCTGGATGGTCTAAAGCAATTTTAGTACGCACAGCAGCGGCTTTAGGCAAATCATTGGCTTCCATAGCAATGCGGTACTGATTAATATCTTCTACAAAATTTTCGTGTTTAGCAATAAAACCAGCATTTTGAAATAAATCATCTACTCGGTCTAGACGCAAAGCACCGTCTGTAATTTTTTGTATCTCTTCTGCGGTCTTAGCATTACGTAAAGCAGATAAACCTCGTGAACCGCCGAAAGTCATATAAGTAAGTGGGTCAACAAAAATAGTTGCTGCTATATCTAATCCTAATTGTGGGTCTCCGTATTTTGGAGTACCATCTGGATTTTTTGCTAAAGGTTTTTCAGTAACAAATTCACCAAATTTATTACGATTAACATTGCGCATTCCACCTATGGAAAGAATAGATGCGGCTAAAGTTTCTTTAATTGTATCTATGGTGGTTGGCTTCTCCTTCATAGGAGCAAAACGTCCCGCCCAATCAACAATACGTGAACCTAAATTAATTTTATGGCGACCATAACGTTCTACTAATTCTTCAAATTCTGGAGTACCAACCTTAGTAAAAGCATCAGCCATATCATTATCTATCTGACCATACTCTCTAAATATGTCTAGATAGTTTTTGCCATCCAAAATACCGCGTACTAAAACTCCAGTTGCTTTATTGTATTCTTCATCTAGACGGCTAACGCTTTCTTGGTCCCAACTATTATAAGCGTTATATCCTTGTGTCCACCATTTTTTACTAGTGATATTTGCAAGGGCATCTTTATTTCCAATACCAGCCTTACCAAGTTCAGTAACTTTATTTACCGTATTAATAGTATTAAGAGCAGTATTTTCAATAACCTTAATCCATTCCATACCAGCCTTTTCAAGACTGCGTAATGGATTCTTAACAAAATTAACTAAAGCATTACCTTCAAAACTAAGAAACTTCTGCAAAGCAGTCTTATCAGGAATTGCATATTGGGCTTCTGGATTAAGCCGTACTAAAGCATCTTGTAGTTCTGGTGATAACTGTGTAAAAGTGTTTTTGGCACGCTTAGGGTCAGGGTCACGGATTAAGAATGTATTAAGATTAGTAAGCGTGCTGAGTGCATCCCAGTTTGCTTTTTCTTCGGCTGTAAAATTACCAGCAGTTCTGACCTGCACCATTTCTGGTGAGTTATTAAGAGTATCTAGGTCAATTCTGACTGGAACAAAACCTGTATTTTGCTCTGGCATTATTACCTATTCAATCTATTATAAAGGAACTCTGCTACGCCGCTATCATCTGATTGCAAAGCCTTTTCTACGGCAGTAAAAAGGTTTGGTGCTTGTGGAACTACGCTAGATAGCCCAGGTCCTGCGCCCCAACTTGAGCCAGAAGAAATGGGTTCATTGGGAAATTGTGTTGGTGCTCCTAGTTCTACAATTTCTGGCATTGCTGGCATAGGAACTCCACCTGCCATAGGCGCACCTTGTTGCTGTGACATTGTTTCTTGACCTTGACCGTATGGCATACCAGAAATATATCTAGTTGGCTGTTGAGATACGTTTAAATCTGTTCTCTCAGAGCCTGCTCCGATACCAGAAACTTTCTCATTAACTTCCATTAGTCATCATCCTCATCAAAGTCGTCCAACGGATTCTTAATTGGGTCTAACGGGTCTACTATCCAGTCAGGATAACTTGATTTATCCATAGCAAATGCCATAGCAGTCCCTTCATCAAAACCAGCACGAATACAAGCATCATAAACTTCTTTTGCTGCAATAGCCCAGAAATCAATTTTGACTAATACTGGTTCTTTTGTTGTGCGTCTACGCTTAGGCTGTGGTTTAGCCTTGTTAATTTTTTTACGCGGTGGCATAACTACCTCCGAGTTACAGTTCTAGCACTTGCACTTGCCTGACCACCAAGTGTCAGGTTAGAAAGTAAGGATTGTAATGAAGGTGGTCCTTGAGTAGCGCCTCCTGCCAACGCAGAGGGAGCAGGGGACGGTTGCTCAACCATAGGTGCGCCAGCAGGAGGTAATTCTTCAGGTGCAAAGATGTCTTCAACCGCATCTTCTAGCGCCGTCCCTTTTTGGCGAGCCTTAATAACCCCAGCAACTTTACGAATTACAGCAGATGGGTCTGCACCAGTAGCAGCCATTTGTGGAATTGTCTGCGTATATTGCTGTAATGATGTAATGAGAGCCTGACGCAAGTCTTCCACTTCAATTTTTTCTTGTTCCTGTGTGACGTTAACACCAAATGGCAACTCACGTTGTGCTAAATCTTTAGAAATAAGTTTACCGCCCAAGGCTTGCAGCATAAAAATAAGCCCTTGGGCTGGATTAAGACCAGCAAGCATCCCATAACGAACATCAGCGGAGTAATCACTCTTGATATCTTTGCTAGGTAAATACTCAATACTGTATGGTGAACCAGCATCTACACCACGAATAGTCTTATTTACATTGAAATAACTCTCGTCAATTTCAAAACAAAGACTAATAACATCTTTGAGTGCAGAAGCAAAGATTGCTTGTGCTGATTTGACTTGTGTATCAAATCCGCCCATAAGGGCTTGCACACCTTGTCCCGTAACAATGCTTGCATCAATGTTTCCAGTACGCGATTCTGGGTATCGTGTTCCAGTACGCAATTCTTGTTGCAAAATTTGCTGTTCTGTAAAAGCACCTGCTGGAATATTCAGGTCTACACGACGAACTTGTTGTGGAGTAGCAGTGCGAATAATCGCATCTGGTCCCATTTGTAGTTCGCTAACGTCTTGTGGAACAACGATTGGTGCCTGTACGGACTTTTCCGCTGCTTCCATCGCAAGTAATGCGAACCTATTGCGAAGCAACTGAATACCGAGTACGTCATCAAACTGTCCACGCATCTCACCGTCAATAGATGGTCTACGCGCTACTACAACCATCATCTTGCCTAGTGGATTAAGTGCCTGAGATAAAAGCAAATTGTTTCGTGATGGCACAAACACAACAGATTGTTCCGAATCATAGTATCGGATTACTTCAAGTTGTGAGTTAAGGTCTTGTTCATAACCTTCTTTGCCAAGCAAAGCAATTTCATACTCAGGGAAATTCGCTACTAGTTCGCCAATCGGCATATAGTAACGTTTTGCAAAGGCTACGCATCGCCCATAGCGGTCAAACTCTGGGTAAGCGCCCACTGGGTTTTCTATACGGATACGTGGTAGCCCCGCTTCTTCGTCCAATTCTACTAGGAATGGAACGAAACCAAATGTGATGTACATATCTGCGCCCGTGTACATCTGTACTTGTAAATCAGAATGAGCAAAATAATTA